GCATTGCACGCCGCCTCGACGTCGTCGTCGGCGTAGGTGTCATTGATCCCAAGGGTGACCTTGAGATCGTCGGGATCAACGAAGGGTGCGCTCACACATACTCCTCTGCAAGGTCAACTAGCTCATCCCCGTACCACTCGCGAAGCTCAGTTAGAGGCTTCTCTTGCGAGTTGCCCAGACTGCGTCCGATGACGCTCCAGGGGGTGATGTTGACCTCAGACTTGAAATCGACCCGGATGTGGGGGTGTGGGTCGTGAAAGATCCAGGGAAGCTTTCTGATCTGCCGGTAAAGGCTGTAATCCAACCCTCTGTTCAGGTGCTCTTGCAGTGGCCGGTACCCGCAATGCTCGAGGGCTCCGATCGGAATCAACCAGGGGATGACACCGTGCAGGCTGGGGGTTCTCATCCTCGTCATGACACTTCGCTGCAGATCGACAAGTGTGATTTCCCGGCCGCTTACGATCGATTCCCCGTCAAGCCCTGTGAATAGGTCGACATGGAGCCAGTCGTCCGATCCGACGAAGGCGACGTAGTCGGCTCCGTTCAGCCAGGCCAGCTCGATGCCGGCGTTCACTTTGCGGGCCACTGGCGTGTTTGCCATCTCGATTGTCTCGAAACCGTATGCCTTCGCGATCTCGATGTTGTCGTCGTCGGCAATTACGACGCAGTGGGCAGTAACCCCGCTGGGGGCCAGCTCCGAGATCAGCTCAGCTCGCTGCTTGAAACAGAGAGCAGAGACCTCGAAGCGGCCCCATGCGGGGGTGACTAGCCAGAGGTTCAGGCTGGACTACGCCTGAACGGTGACCGACGCCATGGCGAGGCACGTCGGGCGGAGAACCTTGGCCCCATAGAGCTGGAGGCCACGGACGCCGTCCTTGAACGCGCCCTCGAGGCGAATAGCCTCGACCTTGGCGATCTGAACCGCGAGCGTGCAGGCCATCGGGTGGCCGGCGATGATCGCGTAGGTGCTCGCCGTGGGATCCGGCGTGCGGTTCGACTCGATCACGTCAAACCCAGCCGCCCGGCCGACAAAGCCGTTGCGGAGGGTCGCCGTGGTGCCCGACGCCGAAGCGTCGACGAACCGGTTGTCCTGCAGGAGTGCCGCGTAGAACTCAGGCGACACGATGACCCAGCGTCCGCTGTCCGGGACGTTATCCCGCGTCAGCGTGGTGCGAAGGTCGACAAGGATCCCGTACGCCGAGTTGTCCGAGATATCGGCCGTCTTGGCGCCCAGGTCGTTGCCCGTCGCGTTGACCGCTGCGTACAGCGTGTCTGCGACGTAGTCGTCCAGTTCGGCTGCCATTCCGAAGGCCGCGTTGCGCGTGGCATCCTCGACAGCACCCGGGAGCGCCTGACGACGCTCGATGTCCTCCGTCGCAAACGCGAAGTAGTCCGACTGGTCGACCACAAGGGTCTGCTCCGAGTCGGAGAGCTGCGCGTAGGTGATGGAGGTGGACCACGGGGTGTAAGCGGCGACGGACGGGTCACCGATCGTGTTAATGCGGACGGTGTCGCCCGCCTCTTCGATCTCACCCTCGTAGTCCCTGTTGATGATCCCCGGCTGGCCATAGACGAGGCTGTCACGCAGAGCGGACAGCAGCGCCGAGGACCAAATCTCGGGGACGAAGTTGTCAATTGCCATTGACTACTTTTCTCCTTAGGGGTCTAGAGGCGCCCCAGGAGCTTGTCCGTGCGACCCGCAAGGCGGGCCTCATTGATCTGCTCTGGGGTCATGTTCTTCAGGTCTTCGCGGGTGAGTTGCGCGGGAGTAGACCCACGAGCGCCCTGATCAACCGGGTCAGCGACCCGTCCCTTGCCGACGTACTCCGGATTCGCCTCGAGGAATGCTTCAACTGCCTCTTGGACTCCCGTGACCCGCCCGTCGTCAGCGACGGTCACGCTCTCCGTGTCGATCAAACGGTGAAGGTGCTCGGGCTTGAGAGCCTTCGCCTCTGTCCCCGCTCGCAGGATCTCTGCCTGGATCAACCTGGCATTCGCCCGCTCGAGGGCCTTCGCCGCATCTTTCTCGGCCTTCTTTGCAGCAGTCTGGGCCTTCTCGAGTTCGGTCTTCTGTGACTCCTCGAACTCGCCCCACTTAAGCGCTGCGGCCTTCAAGTCTTCGTAGTCGTCCGGCACCTCGCGCTTCACGCGAGCGACTCGGTCTTGCACGATCTTGTCCAGCTCTGCCTGAGTGAACGTGCGCTCAGGTTCCGGAGCCGGGGTCGGCTCAGGCGTAGGCGTGGGCGTCGGATCTGGGGCCGGATCGGCCATGTGTTACTCCTCGTGTGAGTGGTCCGGCCTACTGGCCGTTGGGTGGTGCTGGATCAGGCGCGAACTTGGCCTGCATCTCCAGCCTGGCCTGATCCTCGGCGAGCTGATCGGCCTTTTCCTGCTTCACTGCAGCGACGATCTTCTGGATCTGCTGCGGCGTGTAGCCCATGTCTTCCAGGGCCTGTTCGTGTGAGATCAGCCCCGCCTGCTGTTTCTTGACGGTGGCGTCGGTGATCTCCGCTTCGGTGCGGATAGCTGCATCCGCCCAAACCACTTCAGAGCTGGCAGGGTCCTCCTCGCCGGAGCCAATCCGGCGGGCAAGGCGCATGGCCTCCTCAAGGGCTTCCCCGAAGGCCCGCTGCTTGCGGACGACCTTCTGAGTCAGGCCGGACTCTGCGCTCTTGATGGCATCACCCGAGGGAGACTGGCCCTGCTCTATCAGGTAGTGGCGCGGTGTCCTGGTCGTGACGGCGATGTGAAGCACCTTCTGCTCGATCGCCTTGAGATAGCCGTCCAGGGCGGTCTGCTCAAAATCACCGAACTTGACGTTCGGGTCTTCTGCCTGCCAGAGTCGCGTGATCGAAGGGTTGAACGGCTCCACGGGGTTGCCAGCAGAGTCCTCCATGATCTCTAGGCCCGTAGCCCATCGCTGGCGATGGGCGCCCATGTAGCCGGCGAGCATCATCAGGAAGACCATGCCGTTGATCTGGTCCTGAATACGGGAGATGTCCGCAAGCTCAGACTCGCCCTCGACAAGGAGCCGCGGGCGGTTGCGGATCGGGATGATCGGCACGACGCCGAACGGGTTGCTGGCGGCGCCAATCTCCTCCCAGGCAAGCTCCTTGGTGGCCTCCATGGCCCTGGAGAGCTGGGTGCCGACGCTGGCGTCGGCCGTGGCCTTGCGCTGGAACTTGTAGACGACGTTCGGGAAGTACAGATCTGCTCTCTCGAGCCCGGTCCAGTCGTCCCTCCAGATCTTCAGGGCGGCAATGCGCTCGCGGTAGTTCGAGCCCGGGGCGTAGGCGACGATGGTCTCGAGGGGGTCCTCGATCGCCATGTCAGGAAGCCCGTCACCATTCATGTCGTCCCAGACGGACAGGTACGAGACGCCCTTGACCAGCGACTCGATGAAGGCCACGTTGGACTGCACGTCCATCTGGTTCGCCTGCCAGATCTTCCAGGCAGCGTCGTCAGACTGATCGGTGCCACCCGTGTGGAAACCCTCCACGCGCATGCGCTCCTCTACTGCGTCGACCACCAGTCGGCAGAAGTTCGTCCTCGAGTCCTCCATGAGGTCCTTGAACTCCTTGGCCATCCGCGCTTGGTCCTTGCGCGTGACGAAAGGCAGCGGGTGATCTCCGCTGTAGTAGTCGTTGAACGACGTCATGTCGGCCTGACGATTGATGAGCTGCCTTTGCAGCATCGCCAGCCATTCAAGTCGCATAGCCAATTAGAACCCCACTACTCTTCGGGAAGGTCGGTGCTCAGTAGCGCCCCAATGGGCCAGCGTGCAGGCGACGAGCGGTGATATGTCGACGTACGAGTTCTTGCGCGACCAGGCCCATGCGTCGTCGATCTGACGCTCGACCGCCCCCTTGATGGCCTGAGCCAGCTCGGGTTGCCCCAGATGACGCAAGGTCTGGCGCTCCACGACGTCGTAGAGCAGTCCGCAGGCCTTCACGTACTCGTGGGTGGGGATCGGCTCCACTTTGATGCCTAGTGGCTCCATCTCGTGGAGCAAAGAAGCACCCGGGCCGGTCCCATGGGTGAGAACAGAGACGTACTTGTGTTTCCTGGTGAGTTCAAAGAGTCTTTGCGGCACCCAATCAGTGCCTTCTTGGCGCTCAACTACCTCTATATGGCCGTTTTTATCGTCCCTGATGCCAGAAGCAGCAATGGTTGCCCATTTTCGGTCCTCAGAAACGTCAAAAGCGAAGAAAATCGGGTCTAGAGGACTAGAAAGGGCGTCTATGAGGGCATTCCAGGCCTCAAGCTTGATCTTCCCGCCCGCATTCGGGTCCGGATCGGGCCAATCACCCACCCCGCAGCGCTCTACGAGGAATTCGCGGCGCCCAAGCTTGAGCATTTCGCTTGCAATGTGCTCCTGGGCGATGCGAATGCCCATTCCTGGATTCGCCATGGCCCAATACTCGGGATTCGAGGGGTCATCGACCTCTTCCATGGTCTCGAAGGGCGCTGACCACTCGAAGTAGGCGAGCGTGGGATCGCTCCCAGCGTGTCCAGACTGTCTGATCCGGGCAAAGACGATGCCGTTGTCGAAGACGAGCTGGTCGACTGCGCTCCCTGTCAGCCAAATCTGGGGGTCTCCCTTGATCGATCGAGCGGAAACGGTCGGCAGCAGGGCGCCGAAGAAGGGATCCGGCAGCTCCATGGCCTCGTCGAGGAACACAGTGTCCCCGGTGAAGCCTCGGGCGCCGCCTTTGTTGCGGGTTCGGAAATGGAGTCGGGAGCCGTCCTTCAGCTCGATGCCCTCTTCACCGTGCGAGCGAGCTACGCGCTTTACCTGCTTGTGCAGCACCGGGGTGTTCTCGATCATGCTGAGAATGCGCCGGAAGTGCTCGAGCGAGGTGCCGAACTGGTGGGCAGAGTGGATGAGGAGCCGCTCCTCCTTGCGAAGGAAAAGACCGACTAGCTGCCGGGCCTCGAGGATCGATCCCTTGCCGTTCTGCCGGCCCACACAGAGGCCAACGAGCATGGCGGAGAGCTTCCCATTGCCCTTCTGGTTCAGCGAGTTAATGAGTACGAATTGCTGCCAGGGGTCCAAATACAGACCCGCAAGCTCACACAGCTCAAGTGCCTGCTCGGCAAGCGGACAGGAGACGAAATCAGGAAGACAATGGACCCTAGGCTGCTGTGCGCCTATCCAGTCGTTTCCTGTTTGCTTCAAGTTCGTCCTCCTGTTCCTCGCTTGGGGCGAGAGCCCGGAGTCGGTCTATGACTTCCACCAGCACCTTGGCCAGAGCGGCAAGGGCCGTAGCCGACGTCTTGTCGTTGTCGATGGTCGCGGCGACCTGCAGGAGCAGTGCCGCCTCGGCGGACTTCTGGATGTCTTCGGGATAGCCCTGAAGCAGAGCTTGCGCTGCCTGGGTCACCATCACCGCGGCCCGCCCAAGAAAAAGAGCAGAGCATAAAGGACCACAACAGCCACAACCACTCCTACAACTAGTCCCACTACCATTCGCGGCTCCTTGGACTTTCTTCCTTGGTCCACTTGGCCGTCGCACGGTTGCAGCGGCGGTGTTCTGGGGCACTGCTCGAGCGGTCATCCGAGTGGCCCAGGTCCCATGGCTCGTCAGGCCGGATCAGGCCTCCGAGTTCGCCCTCGGCAAATAGGCACTCGGCTCCGCGCCGGCAGCGAATCCCGCCTTGGGCCACGAGTTGGGCCCAGCGTTTTCGTCGACGAGCGTGCGGATAGCCGAGGCCGTTGGCGCGTGTGTTCTTGAGTCCCAAAG